CTCTCATCAACGAAGTTGAGGTGCCCGCGGGCCAACAGGGCGGCCTCACGAATCTCATAGGCGGGACCCTTCTGACCGGCACGAACGCACCCCTTAGCCGGTACACCGTCCCCCTGCGCTTCTCGTGCCTGGAGCACGGCCTCCCGTGCGTCCCCGGCCTCAAGTGCCGCGTCATCCTGCGCATCCCGTCGTTCTTCAGCCCCTCGGGCGACGTCCACATCCCCCTCACTTTCAAGCTCCTCACGGAGTACGTGTTCCTGGGTCAGGCTGAGCGCGAGTTTATAAGCAAGCGCGGCCCCACCATCTACCTCGCCGAGAATGTGGAACGGGCCCGCTTCATCGCACCGGCCGGCACCTCCAACGTCCGGTGCGCCACAAACTTCCTCCACCCCGTCAAGGAGCTCTTTTTCACCATCCAGAATCAGGGGGCCAATGGATTCGATTACTATCTCGACTCATCGAACGTCTCGGGCCTCTCCAACCTCAACCAGCTCCAGTCGATGGGCATGTATTTCAACGAGGCTCAGCGCCTCGACCCCGTCATAGGGACCTACCTGTTCCTAGGTACGGCCCAATTCATAGAGAATCATACCCGCGTGCCGAGCCGCCCCTTCTATATGTACTCGTTCTCACTGGACCCCGAGTCTCCCAGACCCTCGGGCGCCGTCAACTTTGGCCGGATCAAACATCAGTACTTTGATTTTTTCATGGCGCCCGGGTCTCAGAGCCGTGTGATCAGCATCTGGGCACGGTACTACCAGTTCCTCGAGGTCACGGGCTTCAAGACGGCTCGCGTCCTTTTCGACAACATGGATGAAACTGGCCAAAGTTCTTTTATTTCTTAAGAGCAATGGATGACGTGTTCCTGCCCGTGCTCGAGTCAGCCATGGTCATAGCGGGTCACTACGCCAAGGCGTGCGGGCGGGACTGCGTGCTCGCCCAGGACGTGTGCCTCGGGCTGAAGTTTGCAGCCCGGCACGTCGTGGGTAAACAGATTGGTTCTTTCTTTCCCGAGATTTATGGCTCTGAGAGCGAGTCCGGGTCCGAGAGTGAGAGCGAGAGCGAGTCCGAGGAGCCCACGTGGTCCCGCTACGAAGGGGCCGACGAGAAACTCCGCCTCGTCAACGAGTGTGCGGACACGTGGGACGCGTGGGAGCCCGAGACGCCCGCCGAGCGCATACTCAAAGGTGCCGTGGAGAAGGCGGCGCTGGTTGTGTGAGTTTTTTCCCAAAGGGAAAGAGGATCGATCCCCAATCCGGACCACTCACCCTCCCCAAACAATCAACTTTTCTAAAATTCTGTTTTTTTTCAGACCGATTTGGAAATTTACGGGGTATTCCTCTTCCAGATTGGGAATAAAGCTTAAAAAAAATAGACCAGGCAATAATAGATATGAAATGCGAGGTTGACTGGTGCCAGGACCGTCCGTGCCCTCCGTCGGTCCGGTGCCGCCACCACCTCGAGGACGGCCCCACCCTAAAGTTTTTACCCAGGAACGTTGGGGAGGGGGGGTCCCCGAGCCTTCAGGGGAAATTTTTTATCTTGGTCACTGACAAGGATGGCAACGATCAATTGTCCGAAGTGTCAGAAGGTCTTCACACATACCAAGTACCTATCGAAGGCTAAAGAGCATCTCGATAGGCATCTGGCACGCAAGAACCCATGTGACGGCTCGGCGACTGAGTACGTGTACGAGCGCCGGCGCTCAGGGACGGCGCCCAACATCGAGACTCTGGACCTCACGGGACTCGTCGAGGCTCTCGATGGAAATATACGCTTTTGTCACGTGACGAGTTTCGTGTTTAGGTTCCTCAATGACCTGAACAAGTTTGCAGTTGTGCCGAACGTCAAGGTGAACGAAGTTTTCTACGTGACTGGCGACAAAGTGATGTGCACCAGACTCGCAGAGTTTGTCATAGAGTTCTGGCACAAGGTCATGGTCACACAGGTCAACCCCGTGCTTCAGGCGCGGTGGCCACGGTTCGGGGAGTGGCGGGCATGGCTCGCGAATAATTACGTTTTCACGAACATGAATGTGGCTCATATCAACCTGTTCCTGGCCTCGGATGTGTACAAGCAGATGAAGTCCGCTATTCGGGGGCACCTCAAGTCCGTGACGCGTGAAGAGAGATTCAGGACCCGGTCGAACATGGGGGCGGGTGAGGCTGAGCAGAGGCGTGTCGCGTTCCAAACGGTCGAATGATTACCCTTGAAAATCATATGGAGGGGCCTGAGCCCTGGGACCCCCACGACTGCGCACCGTGGGTGCCGATCAAGGACCCCGTTCCATTTTCAAAAACAGAATTTAAAATTTTTAAAATTTTAGATTCCGAGGAGGATGAGGAGGACGAACCGATGTTTGACAGGGTGAGGTGGTCGGCCATCCCGGACGAGAGTGACTTTGAGGAGGAATGAAAGCAGGGCCCTCGAATGGAGACCCGTGAGACGCCTAGAGATCCATGGAGCCGTGCTTCGCACCAGTTCATGGATCTCTAGAAATTTTTTAAAGAGTAATAATACATGGACTCTCTTGCCATCGTGACCCCAGGCCTCGTGCTCAACGCCATCGCCCTCTCGTGGATCCTCAGCCTCGAGCGCAAGGGGTGCCAGTGCGGTGCCGATTGGCGCCGTCAGTACCTCAAGTACTGGTACGTTTTCGCCCTGGCGGCGCCGCTGCTGTTTGTCGTCATCAAGGACGGCAAGTACCTGAAGCCGTTCGCTGGCCTCCTCGGCGTCGCAGGCCTGCTGGCCTTTGGCGCGCTCGTGAGCTTCCTGTGGGACATTGAGAGCCGCCCGTGCGAGTGTGCCCAGGACTGGCGTGAGAAGCTGGTGCTGCTGACGACGGCGCTCGGCATCATCGGCGCGGTGGCCGGTGGCGTGATGGCGGCTAGACGCTCGTGAAGTCTCATGGATTTCACCGAGTCGTGCTTCGCACCGGACGCAGTGGAATTCAAGGAGTCCAGGGTCTCTCTCCAGAGGGCCGGCTTCGCCGCCCCGCTCCTGGAGACTTTTTTTCCCAGACCCTAGTATAAAATGGCCAGCACCCTTGTCTCCGCAGCTGTCGAGGTTGAGTCCTTCGCCCTGAACGCGATCGTCGGCTCTCTGTTCTTCACGGCCAGCCTGTCCGTCCTGGACCTGGTCCGCTTCTGGGTCAGCGCTATGATCCAGGTGCCGCGCAACACCGGCTCGTTCTTCCTGGTCACCGCCCTGTTGACGACCCTCCTGGCCGTCCTGGGCTACATGCTGATCAAGTTCGCGGCCCGCAACGTGACCATCCAGAAGCCCGCGACGGTATTTGCCGTCACACGCTAAGCGTACAAATCAGGCCCTACAGGGTTCGGCCGTATGAACGTCTTGTAACCCCAGAAACCCAAGGCAATTAATAAAAGTACCACGAGGATAGTCCACTTGCCGAACGGCGTCTTTTTGGGTGGCGGGGGCGGTGGCGGCGGCTTGGCCTGCTCATCAAGCATCCGCTTGATTTCTAGCTCCCCAAGTCGTCGGCTCATGTCCTTCAGGTCCTCCTGCTCTTCTTCAGATTCGCGATCCCGAATGTGAAGTCTGAGCACGAATGCATTCGTCTCCCAGCCCCTAAAGTTCACGGGCGCGCCGGTCTTGTCGACCCACCGGACCGTCAGACGCTGCAGGCTTGCGATGGGTTCTGGGTACTGGACAGATACACAGTAGTCCTTATTTTCATGGAAATTCTTGATACAGGCCGAGCCTACATCCATCATGACGGGTGCAAAGTTGCGGTTGGCGTTCGACCCGCTGACGGTTCCCGTGGAGTTTACAAGGGCCCCAGTATCCACGTGACTGGGTGTCCTGAGTTCGTCAATGTCGAGCCAGATGTATTCATTTATAGACATGTCAACCAGCGTTGAACTCCTCAGAATGTACTTGCCGGTGTACGAAGGGTCGGTAGGTCCTGCGAGGGCTGACGTGTGCGTCGTGCCCCGGGAAAGGCCGAGCATCTTGGAAAGTTCGGCCGAGTGTATGAAGATTGTGAAAGGGGTGGTGGAGCTGAAGAGGAAATGGCCTTCATCCGGCAGGTACTCGAGGGTCAGGGTAGTGGTGGTCAGGGCTGCTGCGAGTCCGTACACCGAGTAGAACCCCGGGTTCAAAGAGACGTTGGATGAGTTGACGGCTAGGACGTTGGAACCACGCGACAGGTTGTACATGGTGTTCGGGACGCGCGCGCTGACCAGGTCGACACGCTCAATGTCCTTTATCGGCGTGGTCAGGTGGAGGACGTAGCTGTTCCCTGAGGGGTACAGTTGGACGTCACGGTTCTTGGAGTCTGCGAAGAGCAGACGGGTGCTTGGCGTCGAAGATTGCATCTCCTCCTCTCCTATTTTAGGTCACGAATTTAAGCGGCTAGTTTGGACTCGAGGGCGGCGAGTCTCTCGGTCAGCATTTCTATAGTCGTCTGTTGGCTCTTCACGAGCGCGTGAAGTTCCTTGAGACCACCAAACCCGACCGCCATCAGGTAGTCGTGATTGACTACATGTAGATCGTCAACTTCCGGGCCTATCACAAATATTTTGTCCTTGGGGACCTTTTCGAATTTCACTTCCAAAATGTCAGCGTCGATGACCCGAACGATATCGATCTTAGTCTTGCCGTTCTCGAGGTCCACGATCTCGAGCTTCTTTTCAGTCGTTAGGCAGTGACCCGTGACGGTCACAGTCGTCTCCGTGAACGCTTCGGCTTGGCGGTAAATCGTAGGTACGACGCCTGTTGTCCTTCCGACGGCGTCTGGGAGGACATCTTTGACCTCTTGGGCGAAGAACCCAATTTTTTTGCCCGAGTCCTTTTCGACTTTGTCAACCCACGAGAACTGGTGGACATTTATTTTGTCTACGAAACTGAGATAAGGGTCGGACAGTGGTTCTTCGGGGATTTTTGAGCGGCGATCTGAAATGGAACATATAGAGCCGCCGGCCAATATTCCGTTGCTGGCATATATACTCGTGGTTATGGCCCCTGTATATGTCTTCAGGGTAGTGCCTTCACCGCCATTAAAGTAAACGATAGATACTGATGGTGAACTTACTGCCCCGTTCACATGCAAAGGGTATCCAGGAGTCGACGTCCCGATGCCCACACGAAGACTGTCACACACGTACACAAAAGGCTGCAACGCACCGTTTGTCGTTCCGTCGGCGTAACATATCGCAACACCTGAATTCACACCTGCATTAACGAATGATCTAAGACCTCCACCAAACGCATAAGTGGGGGTGCCATAGGAAGACTGGACCTTGATGTCTCCGTTATAGACGGTAAATGTAGCCGTAGGACTCGTCGTCCCGATGCCGACGTTGCCGGTCGCCCCCAAAATGGTCATTCGTTCGAGTGCTCCACTGGCAAATAAGTATCCAACGTTGAAACGCATGTTTGTACCAGTACTCGAGTTCGAGTCGACCGTGATGCTTGCTTGTGTGGATTGTTGAATGGTGCCGGCACTCGATCCACCAAACGTTATTCCGGCCCACGAATTTTCTGCTCCGTTCGGCATGAGGTGCAGATTTCCCCACGCCGTCGTACCCGTATATGTTGACGTAGAGGCCGGATTGTAAATTGTAAAAGGACAGGCTAAATTTGTACTTGTCCCGATACCTACATATGAATTATCACGCATGATTGAAATAATTTCAGTACCAGCCTGTGAGGCCGAATGTCTTTTTATGCTCATACGCGACGCAGCCACGTTAGTGAACGAGAACCCATACGTGTCGTTGGCCTCCATCATGCGAAACGCGCATGAACTGGATGAAGCGATGCGTATAGTCCCGCCATCGACTCCATATGAACCGACATCGAGCGTGTAACCCGGACTCGCCGTCCCGACCCCCACCCGCCCGTTCGCCGAGTCGTAAAACAGCGTGGACACGGTCGTCGGCACGCCCGAGTTGGCTCCGTAAAGGATGCGGCCGGCCGTGTACGACGTGCTCAGAGATCCGGCGGACCCGGTCGTATTCTGATTCAGAGTCGGAACGTCGCCCGCCGAAATGGCCGACATGACCACATTGGTTCCGTTGCCACGAAGGTACTGTGCAGAAGTCACAGCGCCGGCCAGCGCGTTGATGGCGCTCTGTGCAGTCGCCGCACCCGTTCCGCCGCTCGTAACGGGTAGAGCCGTCGCGAGTGACAAAGTCGACGCCGCGATGGCATTGGAACCAGCGATGGCGCCGTAATGCGTGGTCGCCACGACCGTCGCCGCGTTCATGGTACCCGTGAAGACGTCCAGAGCCGTCGTGGGACTCGTCGTCCCCACCCCCACGTTACCAGCCGCGTTGACAAATAAAGCCGTGGACCCCGTCGTCGTCTGGGCGCTGAACACGTTGCCTGTGCCAAACTGCCTCACGGTCAGCGCGTTCGCAGAGGCTACATTGCCGCTGAGGATCACCGCGGACGAGTTTATCAGGGTCGCAACGCCTGGGGCGCCCTGGTTAAAATTTGACATTGAGTCCTATTAGGGGGCAAGGAGTTTTTTGAGGTTCACTGGTACAAAAAGTACACTATGGGTTTTCAACTTTAGGATTAAAGGGAAAATCAATTTTAAAATTGAAAGGAAGGTCTTGTAAGGTGGGGCGACTCATGGAGCCCATAGTGTTCAAATTGTACCCGGGGGTGGGATGGTCTTCCAGTAGTCCCGGTCCTTTATAGGTTCCGACCCGTACGTGTATGGGTAAGCCGCTAAAGGTGTGTCCTCCACGTCGTCCGGGTCCAGGTATGCGTCTGGGCGGCCACCCTCGGCTCTGTACGCGGCTCGGTCCTTCATGCCCGATGGCCCGTCTGGGTCCGTTCCTGCCGGAACAAACTTAATCATAGGACTTGAAGTGATCAAAGCCTTAAGCCGGGCCTTCATAGCCTCTTCTTCCGTCTTGAAGTACCCGATCAATTTCCCGGTCAAAGTCACCTTCCAGGCCTTGCCCTTCTCACGGCTCGCGACGTACGTGATGCCCACGCCCTTGGACGAAGCCTCTGTGCGCTTGACGGTCCTGACGGCCGACTTGACGAGGTTCTCCTCCCTGAAATCCCAAGGGTCGCCGTTCACGTGAGCCCACGGACCCTTCGAGCCTTTGATGACGTCCTGGAGGTACACGCGCTTCCCGAGCCTCGTGGCGAATACCTGGTGCGTCTTGGCGTGCTGGAACCACGTGTACTGGGCCAGGTTCCTGGCGAGCACGGAATGGGTCGAGACCTGAGCCGTATGAAGCACCGTGCGTATACCATCCACGTACCGCCAGACCGTGATCGTGTCCGTCATGGCCGTCCTGGTACAAGACCAACATTATAATTCGGGCCGGTCACCCACACCCTACCCACCCTGAATTCCTTTTTGAAATTCAAATTTCCCCCATGACCTAAATGAAAAACCTGTAGTGTTCAAATTGTACCAAGGGTCCGCGTCCCTGGGAACCTCCATAAAGTCCAGTGAGTCCCACTACGTGAAGTTCACTGGAGTCTATGAAATAATAGGGGCCCTGGGAACCTCCATAAAGCCAATGAGGCCCGGTCGGAGCGGAGCTCCTCCTCCCATTGGGTCTATGAATTTTTAAACACTCAAGCCCCGGGCACCGCAGGCCACACGATCTCAAACGGATCGCTCTGAGTAGTCACATCACGCAACGCCGCACGGTACTGGACCCACTCGGACTTGTTGGGCACCTCGTAGTCGGTCACGCTGCAGGTCCAGTCACTTTCGTAGAGCTTCTGGCGCTGCTGGGTGCGGACCTGGACCCATTGCCACTCGACGTTCGGGACGAGGGTCGGAACACCCTGTTCGTCCAAGGCGGGTTTCACAGAGTCGGGGTCGACTCCGTTCTCGGTCAAGAGGTGCGTACAGGTCTCGAGAGGGTACTGCTCCAAGTACTGTTCTGGGAAGGTTGTTGGGTACCTGAAAACCTCCTGAGCCCCTGAATCGACGACGATACGCCACGGCATCTTCTATTATAACTCGGCAGAAAATCCTATGTACTTGTTAACCGCCATGTACAACATACCCGACCCGCCTGCAGTGAGGCCTGAACCATTTGACAAATTTATTCCGATAAGGTTCCGTGTCAGACTCGCCACGCCATTCCCCGTGCCGCCTATGGTGGTAAATCCAAGATTCAGGTTGGCGGAGTATAGGTACACATCATTCGTTGTATGTGTTGTTGTTCCCTGAATCATTGATGATGTGTATGCACACGTGTTTGAAGATGATGATATGTCTATAATTGTAGGTTGGGAGCGCATGGAGGTTGGCACCACTATAATACCCGTGGCCGACACGGTGTTGATGGCGGTAGCTATACCTAATGGTTTAAATGAGCCATCCCCTGTAAACCGCACATAATACCTCTGACAGAGGGATAGTTCTATCCCGAACGGGCGAACCTCGAACGGCGTGGCCACGGAACCTTTCTCGAGCTGGACGCCGGTGATGTACAATGTCGCGCCGTTCGTAGCCACGAAGTTGACGGAACCGGACACGCGGACCTTATCACCAGCCACCCATGTACCGGGTGCCGACGTGGCGTATGACGTGTCAGAGGACCCAAGATCCCACCAGAGCCTACATCCGGCAGTGTTTGTAGATGGGAAGTTGACGGTGTATCCACTTGGCGGTGGCGGTATCACGATTACTATTTGTTGCCAAGTGTTCGCATTTGATATAGTGTATTGAACAGAATACGACGGCTGGTTGCCATTCCCACCTACCACGTTAAACGTGAAACTCCCCGTGACGCTAGAACGCACCCAGAAACTCAGGGTCGCGGGAACTCCATAAGACGTTCCCCACATCAAGTCGGCAATGTTGTAGCCTTCGATGTACTGCCCCGCACCATAAAAATCAGACGTGACGGTGGTATACGCCGATAGTGACGTGATGAGAAAGCTATTCACAAAACCCATACCAGTAGGAACAACCGAACTTTGCTGGCACGATATTTTACCCGCGAGTCGACCCAGAACCCAGAATCGATCGGCTGCGTAATTATACGCGGCGGCCGTGTTAGTAATGGCCGAACTCGCCGACCCTCGCTGATCTACTCTCACGTCCCCATTAATGATCCGATTCCTAAACATCAACGGATTCCCCGCGCTCAATGTACCCGCGACCACGGCGCTACCAGCAACCTCCAGGGCCTGGGTTGGTGTGGTAACACCGACCCCGAGCCGGCCGTCCGCCGAGACGCTCGGGCCCTCGATGGTGCCGTTGAGGGTCCATTCAGGCAAACCTATTCCCGTGCCGTTCGATACTATATTGATCACGATACGGAAGTAACTGAACGCCTGAGATGCTTGAACCTGGTAAGTGTTATAGGCGCCTGATGTCCACGTCGCACCTGAACGTTGGTCGATGAG